TATATTATACTCAGCACTACCACCAATAAAATCTTTTGTAAATGTTCTACTTGTATAGGTTGTTTTATAATCAAACCCATATTTAAATACAACATCTTGTGTACCAGCAGCAATTACAATTACACTTGCTTTCTTTAAAAACTTAAGACTAAAAGGTTCACCAGCATCTATGTTAGAAGTGTAGTATTCTAAACGATATGAGGAACCATTATCAGAATATCCATAATACTTACCAATACCACCTGCCATACCTAGATATAAGTTTCTATCTCTAGTCTTACAAAGAGCTTTAGGTAAGAAACTTTCCCATGTTGTTACACGAGCAGCACCATTTTCTAATGTCTGACGTAAGTCAAAGTAAAAGGCTTGCTTTAAATTAGGTAAAACTAATAGATAAAAAGCATCTCTCTCAAAATAAATACTTTTAACTTCTGTTAATACTTCACCTGAAATGTACTGAACTAAGTCATCACGAACATTAGCAGACAAGTCACGCATTGGCATACTCTTGTCTTGTACTACTCGATTAAAACTACGTACACCACTATTACTTAAGAATATTAAATCTGTACCTGTTTGTTGTATGGTGTCACGAGCAATACATCCAACACCCGTAACTACATCAGCAAGAGTTAAATTAGTAGGGTCATCAGGTGAATTATAAATTACAATATTATTACGGCAGAATATAATAAGGTAGTTATTATGTGAGGATATACCAACAATTTGGTCACTACTCCCAACAACAGATTCAATATCAATTAAACCTGAACCTACCCCTGTAAAAGCCGCACCATCTAATAATTTACTATAATAAACTGTTGTCTTAGCACCTGTTACACCTGCCACCCAATGACGACCAAATGCTGTATGAGAGCAGTCAGGGTCAAAGGTAGATACACCTGTAGGTTTAGTGCCATAATCCCCTACTCGTTGCCAAATATAAGCACCAGTATGGTTAGCTTTGCGATATACAAGAAGTGGATTACCTGTTTGAGCAGCAAACCCATACATCGTATTACCATAACCAGCACCTTCTGCTAGTTGTGAGAATTGCCACCTATTACCAGTAAAAGTAATTGTAAGGTTAGTTGTTTGGTCTGCTTGTTTAACTGGGAGTTCTGTAAGGGTAGTAGAGCCACTATACATCTTACCACCACCACAAGAGAGAATAGTGGCTGTTAAGTCTATATCAATAAACTCAAATAAAGATTCTAGATAAGTAGTAGAACCTAAAGTACCCCTACTTGTAGTAACTGGTGTCCAACCCCTACGGCTACCTAAACGACCAAACTTATCTATGATACAGTTAATAGCTTTTGTGGCATATCCACTCTCCAATGTCACACCACTCTCTTGAGTATTTAACCCAAGAAAGCCAAGTGCTGCATTACTAAGTGCCTTTAAAGGACCTGCCATTATTGAGGTATCCAAGTAATCTCATCTTGACGATGAGCTGATTCAATTGCAATCATATCTGCAGCAAGAGAACGATATCGTTGTTCTTGTTCAACATAACCACCATCATCACCACGCTCACTAATAGCACGAGCTAATACACCTTCTACTAGTAGATTACCAGGAATTAAAATTTGTGTTGAGTCTGTAGTTAATTCTTGTTGAGGTAATACAACATTCACACGAATATCATATACACCATCAGGGATAGGAAATACATCCATTTGACTATCCCCATTACTATCTACACCATTAATATTGTAGTATAGAGGAGAAGATTGTTGAACAGTTGACATAAGGAACTGTTGATCAAACCAACGACCACTACGTTGTTCCATGAAGAAGTCATCTGTATCATTCACTACATCTAGTATACGGAAACGAGTTCCTGAATCTACTAATACATAGTTAAATAAAGATTCTGTAGTAGTAGCAGTAAGAGTTGTGCGTAAGACTGACCAGTCCCAAGCATCCTCTATTTCTACTTTCACCACATTAACTAAATCTCCAATCAGTTTGGAGTATGGAGTTTCATTGACAGTAGTAACCTCGTTCTCACGAAGTCGTCTTAAAACTCTATTTACACATTCTAAGTATGTCAATTTAAAATCCCTTAATTATAATACAATTATACCACAGTAGACTAAGTTTGTCAAGGTATTTATTACCACTTGACTTTATCAGCCCAGTATGCAGCAGACATTTTACCCTTAGCAATGTTAGATGCGTGACGAGCTTTGAATGACTTCTGTCTAGCTTTCTCAGCAGGAGTCTTAGGAGCAGATCCAGCACCACTAACACCTTGTTGACCAAAGCGAATTAGTTTCTCTTTATCTCCTTCTTTCGCTAATACAGCATGAGATTTAGTGGGATGACCTGGAGTACGTTTAGGTTTATTGTACCCAGCAAAAGTTTCTTGTCCTTTTTTGATTGGCATACTATTTCCTTAAAGTAAGATACATACGCTCACCGATAACAAAGCTCATACAAGCTCCACTTAAATCTAATAGAATTAGAGTAATAGGTTCAGCAACTGAAGGAGTAAATACTGCACTTACTGTTGCTAACCAAATAATGATAATTGCAATATACCTAAAGCTAGACCTTAAGTTAGTAACCCAAATAGAAGGTTCACCTGCTGGTTTATCTATCTCTGCTAGTGCTTGTAGACGAGCTGTCTCTGCTTGCATAAGTTGTATGCGTTCAGCTACATTGACAGGATTACCACCTGCTCCTTTTGTAAACTTAGCAAAGATACCACGAACACCATCTGTTAAAGCTGGCAGTAGAGCTGGAAATAAGACAGACCACATTATACAATCCCCTTTACATATTTACCTTTACCTTTGAGTGTAAGAATATTACCACGCATACGAGGGTCAAATGATATATGAACCCAAGTCTTCTCATAGATTAGTTGGTCAAATTTAAGATTACTTTTACTTAGAATATTAGATATAGTAAGTGGAGTATGACCATAGGCTGTGAAGTCTACAGCGTAGCCATAAGTGTGTGACGAGTTGCTAGTGCCACCTACTTTACGATTAACATCAGGACTACGATAACCACTATTGATAGTGATAGCCACATTGCCTAGTATCTCTCTTACTTTCTCCATATAGAAAGCAGTTGTGCGTAATACCTCTATGACTTCTTTAGAAGGTGTGTTATCTATTTTAGTATTAGTTGTAGTAAGTTCAGCAAGAGAGAAGTGAGGTGTTAATTGCATCTAGTGTCCTACAATGTACCTAGAAATATAAGATATAACAGCCCCTACTAGAGAAGCTATCATCATACCTGCCCAAAAACCACCACGACCTTTGTTAGCTAAGGCAAGTAGTTCCTCAAGTGCACTTTCCATCTTATCAATCTTTTTCTCAAGGGAATCAACCTTTGAGATTAGTTTGCCATATTCAACTGGGTCTATATTTATCATTAGTATTTCTTTCTTTTATTAAATTATATATGAGATAAGGGTATAACCTAAAACACCACCCAAACTCGTAGCTACCCAATCCCAAAAGTCAGCAGTGTGCTTGTCAGGATGTAAAGCATCGTATATCTCTTTAAGTAGCGCAATGATAGCCACGACAACAACAGCGTAAAAGCCAATGAACGGTGTCAGTGTAGCAGCTATGATAAAGCCACAGATGAAGTGAAGTTGCTTGTCGCAAGGCACTTTGCACACGATGCAGAACTGGCTTAAGAAAGCGTTAAGTTTAGCGATTATCTTTTCCATTATAATTCTGCACCGTTTATACCAAGAAGTGCTGTTCCAGCAAGAGCTGACGAACCGCCAGCAGCGGCAAGCCCTGTTGCACCACTAGATTGAATTGCTATTGCATTAGTCGTTGCGGTGTTAAAAGCAATGCTACCAGACCCACTTCCTCCAGCATTACAAAAGTGATTGCTACCACCATTTAAGTTGGTAATTCCAGTTGGTGCTACTCTCATTGGGGTAAAAAATGGTATTGTTGTTCTTGCGTCATTAGTAGCAAATGTATTTCCTGCGTAACAATAAGTAAATAATTGAATAGTTTGGAAGTACCTTTGACACATAATCAACTCACGACCATAGTCACGCACATCAAACGATGTAGCCACAGCCCCTAACTCTAACTGAGGTTTACTTAATGTTCCTTCATTAAACTCAACACTCATAGTTGTGCCAACAGTTTGACCAGTAATTACTATAGGACTAGCTGCATAAGAACCTGAAGGTGTTGCACTATTAACTGCGTAACGAGCTTGAGCTGTGCCTGTCCAAGACAATACAAAGCTAGTGCCGTTTACATTCTTATCTTCCACCACTTGAATTAAAGACTTTCCTGACGCAATGGTAATGGTTGTGCTTGTAGCTAACTGTGTAAAAGAATAGTTACCACCACTAGCTCCAGCCTTCCATCTGTCGTGACCGTAAGAACCTGAGGCAAGCGTAGCGCCTGAAACATAAGCCCGTTGATTGATTGTAAAGCCAGCGTCAATAAGCAGGTTTTTATAGCCAAATGTATTTGGGGTGTTTATCCCACTTGTTCCATCTAAAACTATTGCCATGTTAAGCTCCTACTTTCGCTACCTGTTCTTGATAAGCTGCTACAACTTCCTCTGTCCATGCTGCGTTAGCAATGGCTGCTACATTAGCAGGAACGCCAGTTAAGTCTGATGCAGGGGATAGTGAACTACGGTGATAGGTTTGTGCTATCTGCTCACCATCTTTTAAAATGCGAGTAGCCTCACGGTAGAGGATAGTGCCGTTCTCTGTTACTGTGATTTGGTCTATTACTTTTGTTTCTGTAATCATTTTAATTTCCTTTTTGGTTAGTGTCCGACTTGGCTAATATGGCCGAGTTAATTAAACGAAGTAAGTGGCTGAGAGTATAATGCCTGCTATGGCGTCTATTGGCACAGGGATATCATTACCACCGCCCACTGGAGTTTGTATAAGGGTAATTTGCGTTGAACTTGGCTCGGTGTATGCAGTTAAAATATAGCCTGCCGATAATGCTATACCACTGAAAAAGCCTACTGCGACAGCAGTGTATGTAAATGCTGCCCCTGAGGTTGCGAATGGCAGGTTGGCTACCCTCATACTGCCTGTTCCTGTATGCGCACTCCATTGCAAGTAAAGCTGAAAACTAACAGCCCTACCTACTTTGGTATAAGTTCCGTTTTGTGCGCTATAAGTCCCAGCACCAGCAGTCGTAGTTCCAATAATCGCAGGCGTAAATGTACCTTCCTCGTAATCATCTAGCGTATTAGCATTTGTACTGGCTGATTGTGTGGCAGGGAATGTGATGCCTGCGCCTGATGCACTTGGAGTAGCACCACCGACACCGATGGTTGTCGTAAAGCTAGGTGTGGTAGCACCGACTAATGTTGTGGTAGCACTTGGTAACGTGATGGTTGCCGTGACTGCGTCTGTGGCTTGTACCGTCGTACTTCCGCTTGTTGCACCTGCGATGACTAATGGCATTTAGATTACTCCTCTTATTACATTACGAGCTTCAGCCCTTAACGCACGAACTGCTGTAGTGTCTTTGTCGTAGTCTGCTGTCATCATGTAATCTGTTGATGCTAGGTAGGCTCTTGCCTCTTGACGTTTGGCTTCTGCTGCTTGTTCTGCTTGAACTAAGGCTAGGTCGTATGTGACTTGATTGCCGTCAGCATCAAAGGCTTCGTCACCACGGATAAATGTAACATTAGGATATAGCTTAAATATAGATTTCATCATGCTGCTATCTCCATTAGTGTAATTGTTGATTTGCCTTGACTAGCGTTTATATAAACAGTTTGTCCTGATACTAAAGAAGCAAATTGAGTTTTGTAGGTAGTTGCTGAAGTTGTTGCTGGAGAATCAAGATAAGTTGCTGATACAGAACCTATATAATTTCGTGTGTCCGTTAAAGTAAAACCAATATAATATCCAAGATTTAAAATTTCACTAGAACTTCTAAATAATTTTAATAACGCAGCGCTTCCAGAATTTCCGTTTTCTTTTCCTATATCACTAACACTTACCAATACGAGAATTTTACTTGTTGCAGATGTAGGAGTAATTGTTGCAGTTAACCCTGTATCAGAAAAAGATGTAGATGAAGTTCCAACAGTTGTTCCATAGGTAGCATTAACCACTTGCAACACACTACCAGTAGGCAATGCTGCTTTAGGCAATCCCGTAGCACCAGTTAAAGCACCAGTATAAGATGTTGCACTTAATGTACCAGTTACCGCTACACCTGCTGATGTCACAGCTATTTTAGTAGAGCCACCGCTTTGTATGTTTAAATCACCGCTATTGTCGGCAGTGGTTATTACACCACCAACTCCGCTTGTAGAGGCATTAATTATTGAAGCCATATTATTTCCCTATTAAAGAATTACCCATCTAGAACCACTTGGTATTTGAACTACTGCGCCTGATGCTACTGTGATTGGTCCTGTGGACATTGCACTATTACCAGCAGCTATAGCATAGTTAGCAGAAATTGTATTACTGTGTTCGTATAACCCTTTAGTTGTGACATTAGGGTCTACATTAAGGGTAGCCCAAGAAGCTGTAGTAGCATCAGTAGTTAAATACTTACCACTATTCCCTGTTTGAGAAGGGAGTGCATCTACTGTTCCCCAAGAGGTAGCCGTACCATTTGTAGTAAGAAATTTACCGCTGTTACCAGTTTGACTAGGTGTAAAGCTTGCAGCAGTTGTAGCTGAATTGGCTGCGTTTGTAGCTGAAGTAGAAGCACTTGAAGCAGACGATGCCGCATTAGTTTCAGAGGTAGCAGCAGCACTTGCACTAGAACTTGCATTAGTAGCTTGTGTTGTCGCTGTAGCAGCAGATGTTGAGGCACTTGAAGCAGATGATGCTGCATTGGTGGCTTGTGTTGTTGCTGTAGTAGCTGACGCTGCTGCGTTAGTTGCTTGAGTGGATGCTGTAGAAGCTGACCCACTAGCTGCTGTAGCACTTGATGCCGCATTGGTTGCACTTGTAGAAGCCGCTGATGCTGAACTAGCTGCATTAGTTGCTGACGTAGAAGCATTACTTGCTTGTGTTGATGCAGTAGTGGCTGAACCTGAAGCTGCTGTGGCACTTGTGCTTGCATTAGATGCTTGAGTTGCCGCAGAGGTAGCCGAATCACTAGCTGCCGTAGCTGATGTAGCAGCATTAGTTGCCTGAGTGGTTGCTAAACCAGCTTGTGTGGTAGCTGTTGTTGCTTGAGTTGTTGCAGTAGTAGCACTAGAAGAAGCATTAGTAGCCTGAGTGGTAGCAGTAGAAGCTGAGGCAGCAGCATTGGTAGCACTTGTAGAGGCTTCAGATGCTTTAGTTGTAGCTGTTGCAGCACTAGCAGCCGCATTAGTTGCTGAAGTAGCAGCAGTAGTTACACTACCTGAAGCAGAAGTAGCTGAACCACTAGCAGCAGTAGCACTAGCTGCTGACGCTATGGCACTATTCTGAGAATCTAGAGCAGCAGCAATAGCAATAGCAGAGG